CATCCAAACCCCAGCCCATTTCATCATTTTCTATGGTGATAAGATTGCGTGCTTCGGGTGATAATCTAGGTAATACCTTAATGATACCTTCCGGTCCTTGACGACCCGATATATGAACATTGATCTTGCAACCATCTTGAAATTTTTTACCAAAACCCATCCAACGTGCCATACGCACATGATATTCAAATTCGTCTATGCTTCTTTCCACTATGTCTGGATTATCAGATGCCAACACAGTAAACTGACCAGGATGAAAAGATATTTTAACATTGTGTTTGCGAGCCAAATCGCCTGCTTCAGCAAAATGTTGTTCGCAATACTTGATTATGTCTGGCTTGTCCCAATAGTATCTCCAAGTGTTTTCAGTGGCCACTGGCAGTATGGGTGATGATATTCTACACATTCTTCTGCTCACAGGCAGTTCAGATACTTTTAATATTAAATTTTTGATGCCATCTATGTTGTGTTTGAACACAAATGCCAGTTTTTCTTCGGCTTGAGCTTTGTGCTCATTCAACCAACGCACAGTGGTTGCTCTGGTATTGTAAGGACGTTCTAATTCTTCCAGTTGTTTCTTTTTAAGAGTTCTATCGTGATGAAACCATTGACAGCAGAAACCTATTCTTTTGATCATACTATTAGTATATGCGATATTTTGACTGCAGTCAATGTGAATTAAGTGGCTATTTCCAATGGGTTTGACACCAAGGGTCCACACATTCTCTAGGATTGGGATCACCGTGAAACACAGCCACAGCAGTTTCTGATTTTATCTTGGGCTCACCTGGAGAGGTGAAATTTTTCTGTCCTGATTTTTGTCTCACCAGTTTGGGATTACCACGCATCTCCCATTTGTAACTTTGTATCCATTCATCTGGCCAAAACTGATAGTGTTTCTTCACTTGATCAAACAGCCAGTCCTGATCTCCGTGAAATCTCTTGCTGGTGGTGTGTGGATCCTTAACGAAATTGTTGTAAAGTTGCGGATGTTGTCCTGTGACCCATCGTACCACACTGCTGTTCATTTTTTTCCATTCAGGTTGAAAACATCTATTGAAATCACGACACACGCAGAACTCTCCTGGTTTATATTCAAACAGTTTGTCTATGTTTTTGAAAATAACCACATCCAGATCAATGAACAGTATGGTGCCTTGAATCTGTAGATTGGGGTTGAACAACATGGTTTTAAACCACCAGCCTTTGAGTGGTATGTTGGGCAAAGGTAGTATGGTGATACCTGCGTCTATGCCTCGGGGATCTTCAGTGAAACACACAAATTCGTGCGGTGTGGTGAGATTACGCTGAGTCATTTTTCTCAGCACATTCACATATTCAGCATCATATTTGGTGCCGTGTTTGAGGCACACCACATATCTTTGGGACATATTCCAGGATATTTATTTAGGCTTCGTAGACAGCAGAATTTCCAGCGTGTTCGAAAACTTCCACAGATTTCAGTCGCACTCCCTGTCCCACAGGATATCTGCAATCAAATCCTTTGCCGTTGGGCAGTTTGTATGTTTTGCCTGCTTTGAAAGTATTCAAAATTTTGTTCATCTCATTGTAAACCAGTTCACTGAATTTTTCACAGCCCACTGCTTCCACAATTCTTATGTCACAAACTCCTCCTTCACTGTGGGTTCCTAACTCTGCTAATTTTTTAAACTTGTCTAGGTGTGGATCATCTTGTGCAATCAATAATGTGTGATCAAACATATATTCACTCCATTCTTTGAATGCTTTGAGTCCACCAAAGTCCATAACCCAGTTGCGATCATCCAATGTTTCTGATTCAAAGATTAGTTTGATGCCAATGGAATATCCATGCAATAATGAACAATGTGAATGAGTACTGCGCCATTGTCTAAAAGCACAACTCAAACCTCTGTCGTTGCCGTATGTTTTTGTACTGTAATATTTTACCATATTTTTCTCCTTTAATATGGTAGAAGAATTTTTAAAGAGGGATTATACCAAGTCCTCTGTGTGTGCAATCAACATATATCGCAAACATCACATATTATTACATTATTGCCGCAGCATTGTCAAGCTCTGATATGTCAAATTGGTATGATTCCAATCTTTGGGTTTGATAAAGTTATCTGGCACATACAGCTGGAATTGCATTTTGGCATTTATCTCAAATATCTTGCTCAACTGATGTATCCAATATCTAGGATCCACTGCACGATCACTGCTGCGATTGTAACCATGGGAGTCTTTGTACACATTGTTGATGTGTTCTCCCATGCCATACAAATCAAATCCCAAAAGATTGATTATTTCATTTTCAGTGTTCAATTGAGTGGCCAGCAGCACAGCATAAGGACCACTGCCCCAGTGTATGGGTTGATCCTGTCTCAACTCACTGTCATAAGGCAGTGTGGGCAGAGATTTCAATAATGGATGCATGTGAATATATTCTGGTCTGGTGTATACTGCAGTCTTTTGCAGATCTGTTTCAGCAATGGATTCCAACACCATTTTGCGATCACAACAGATCAGATGATTCATCGACCAATCACGTAATATGGCATTGCAGCCTATTTTTATTTGATCGATCCTATCAAGATTGATATTTTTTCTGCTTTCACCATTGCCTATCACAAACATGTGAATATTTATTAAATACACATATATGTCCATGCAATCACACATCAAACTCTGGATACAGCATCTCAGCAATCCACAAGAAAATCTAGGTGGTTTATCGGTGTGTCCCTATGCTGCCCGTGCTCGATACAAAATATTGAATCGCGTGAAGAAACTCATAAAGTTTGAACGGGATCAACATCTGTTGGACACTGTGGATGTGCTGTTGTATCTTAAAGAATTTCGCATGAAAAAATCTAAGATGTATGAGTTATGCGATCAGCTGAATGACACTCACAAAGAATATGTTTTTCTGGCAGATCACTGGGAGGTTGAAACCAACATCAAAGATGTACGCACCAATAATGGACTGTACAATTTAATACTGTGTCAAAAGAGATCCAAATTGGAAAATGCAAGACGATTTCTGCAATCTAAAGATTATTACAGTTATTGGAGTAAGAAGTATCTAAAAGATGTGATGAGCACTTAGATTAGTTTGATATAGTGCCGAATGATTTCCACTGTCCTGGATTGCCAGTGGCCACACACACCCAACCGATAGTTGCGCCTGCTGATGGAGCACTGTTCCAAATAATATCTCCCACGCTGTAAGCACCTGCAACAGGTATGCCACTGCTCACTTCGAATTTTTTGTTTTGAAATTTAACTGCACCTGATGTACTCAAACTCACATCTGATTCCACACTGGTAACACCTATGCCCACTCTGCCATACATATTAATTTTGGTTTCAGTGTTGCCTTTCAATCCCAAAGTGATATTGCCATTGGCAGTGATTGTGATTCTATCTGTGTTATCAGTTTTGATGTTTAATCCACTGTTGGTGTGAGTGCCTATGTCTGCAGCAGCCACTCCTGGTTGTACTATAAATTCCACTGTGTTGCTGGCTACACTCAATGTGGCATTGGGAGTTTCTATGCCTATGCCCAATCTGTTCAAACCTGAATCAAATATCACAAATTGACTCACATTCAAGTTGCCAGACACCACCAAGTTGTTCAGTGTGCCTACTTGACGCAGATTAGATTTGGTCACTGTGCGTCCCAATTCATTCACGGTCAACACTGGTGTGTTGTCTATCATGTAAGATTGTTCTGGTTTTAAATCTATGCTGACATTGCTCCACAGCCTGTCAGGTGTGGGTTGCAGATTGAAATATTTGGTTTGACCCACTCCAGTCCACTGCAAACCTTTGCCATAGATACCGTTGTCTGCTGTGCCGAAGAATTCAATGGGTTTTTCTTGAATATGTTTGTTGTTGATGGCATCCGCTGCAGATTGTGCCAACTGTTTTAAACCAGTGGTAAATTCATCTGCTCCTTTATTAACTGATGCTATATTGCGTTCAATGGATTTTGACATACTACTATTTATATCTAAACTTTTAATAATATGGTGTCAGGATTGATGCGTCCTGTGAGTGCTATTTCCATGCTCTTAATTTCACTGAAAAAAGTCTTGGATTTAACAGGTCCACACTTCATAAATTCAGACAGTTGTTCTTCAGGCTTTCTAAGAGTCTTTTGTACGCTTTTTTCTGGGTCAAATCCTTGCACAGAAGTACCTTTTACATTCAATCCTGTGCCCTCTCTGTTAAGACCTCTAGGATCCAACACACTGGCCACATATATGCCCAATTTTCTAGTTTTTGTGTTGAACACCCACAGTTGTTCAGCAGTGATGATGTCTTTGGGATCAATGCTTTTTAAATTGTATTTGGTGTCTTCTTTGGAATATTGCAGTTTGGATACCAACTTGTCTTTGCTGATGGGCTTCTTTTTGCGTGGTTTACGATTGGCATTGGCAATGTCTATCATATAATCGCAGGCTTTGAATATGTTATCGTGGGCTTTGATACCTTTTTCTATCACTTCATTGCTGATGTCTTCGTATGATTCCAACAGTTGTCTTTCTTCAGAATCACCCTCTCCTTCTTCATCTATTTCTTTGAATTTTAAATTTTTCTTTCTTAATTCTAATAAATCTTTGTATTCTTTGTATTGTGTTTCATACATTTCTATTATTTTACGAGCATGTACTCCACCCACTTTTTCTTTTTTAAAATGATCTATCAATTGAAATGTTTCAGGATTGAATCTATCAGGCATAGTGATCAATCTTTCCAACCAGTCTTCTATTGGCACAACTATTTCACGCACTCTCTCTGCGATTCTGTCTTGAATGCTGGGACGATATTTTTCTGCTGTATCACTCATGCTATAACAGCTATATAGCCATTTGAGCATAAAATCAACCTATTTAGATGTGTTGTCTTGATCTTGTTGATTTTTTTCTTTGTGTTTGAGTATGTCTTCCCACAGTGCGATAGTGGCTGCATTTAATTTTTTGCACTCTTCCAGTATGATACAGATACTTTTGGAATACCATCTTTCACACAAATACCATCCTATACAAACACCTATCATTATTAATAATACAATGCCCATAATTAGTGCTGCGTCAGAACTCATTTTTTCTCCTGTAATATTTGTTTGGGTGTTTTACTGCCGGGATCCAGCTTGGTTACTCTACAACTGAATAATTTTTTAGGACCTTTGTTGGTGTATATGATTGGTTGACCATATTCATCCACTTTTATGTCTTTAATCTGTGTGGTCACGTTTCTAAAACGACCCACAGCCACATAGTCTCCCACTGATATTTCTATTGTGTATTTTTTCATTCGTGTTCTCCTCCCAATCCTCTGCCATTATAGCCGTCAATTCTTTGATTTAATTTTTTTCTTGTGAAGATTACACCACCTATCACCAAAGCATGAGCAATTACACTGGTGGTCGCAGTGATTCCAAATGCAATAAACTCTGCTACAATAAGTGCAAAAATGAAAGCCCACATTGTGGCAAGAGTCATTAGAATTTGAAATCTTGTGACTTTGGGCAAAGTGGTATTGAATGCTTTGTTTTCATCAAACAGTTCCGGCAATAGTTTTTTTATTATTGAGTACATATTATTTGAACAGTTTTTTAAATTTTTCAATGCTGTTGCTCAAAGGTGCATACACATTTTCAATAAATGTGATATGTCGGCTCAGTTTAGCATCCAAAGCATCTATCTTATGATTGATCTGTTGCATTTCTTTGAGAAATAGTTTCTTGTTGTCTGCCATTGCTTTTTTAATGATCTCTAATTCACTCACAGTTTTTCTCCCTTTGTGAATCCTCTAAACTTCATAAATCTTGGAAAACGCAACGAATATTCATTCACAGCATCTTGATTCTGTGTGACTGCATCTGCTCTCACTTCAATCACTTGTCCAATTAATGCATCTTTGTCTTTCCAAAATTCGTCTCGTTCTTCATCGGTCAATCCTGAACCCACATTGGATTTGATTAATTTATTATCATCCATGCCTTCCACAATGAATGCTCCCAGTTTGCCCACATTCTTGCCTGTGCCTTCTTCCACAGATTTCACAGTCAAGCTCACTTCAATAAATGGTTTTAATTTTAACCAAGCATGACTTCTTTTGCATTCGTATGAAGCATCCACATCTTTGATCATGATGCCTTCATATCCACCTTCTACTGCCCTCTTATTAACCTCTGTGTAAGTCTTTTGTCCTTCTGCTGTGTCCAAGTCCACAATTTCATGAGCCAACACTGTAACGGCGTTTAAATCATTCTTGTGTTGATCATACCAAGCCTTCAGCATGATGGTTCTATCTGTTTGTTTCTTATCCCAATATCCTTCCATAAAATTAGACAATGGTAAGAAATCAAACAAATGCAACACAGCATCCAAAGCACCTGCTGATTCTTTACGATGTACCTGTTTCATTAAATCTTGAAAGTTTTCACTCATCACTTCACCATCCAATACCAATGGATAGGGAGGAGGTGATTTTTTAACCACCAGTGATATCTGTTCTGAGATGTGTCCAAAGTTGGTAAACTCTTTGCCATTACGACTGAACATGTCCACTTTGCCATCTGGATACACAATAGTGATCACTCTCACACCATCCAATTTAACTTCCAACATTTTCTTACCCACCAACTTCTTTTCGTGGTTGGCGCTGTCATGTGCTAATTGGCAAGTGAATACTGGCACTTCATATTTTTTAAATTTGTTCTTAGTAGCCACACTGTTCACAGTTTTTTCACTCACTCCACATCTAAGATCTTTGATTAGTATTCTTCTGTAAAAACCATTCCATTGTTCTGCTGTGGCTGAACTCATCACAAGATTAATGGCATCACGAGCCGCATGACCTGTGAGCTCTCTACGATGTAATTGTTCTGCCAATTGTTTGAATATCTTCCATTCGCATCCTTGAGCAGATATCACGGAGTCTTTTTCAGGCACTTGCTTAACACCAAATGTGTACAGTTTGTCCAAACACATACGCACACCTTCAAAGAACTCATCCAATCCTTCCTGCATGGCTGACAACAGAATGGCTTCCTTGGCCAATCTGCTGTTGTCTGCTTCCAATTTAGCAATTACTTGTTGCGGTTGAGTTCTCATTTTACTACTATTATCTAGGTTTCAATATAGTGTGAGCGGCAGTTTCTGCCCAAGTGTTCGGAAATGCTTTGGCTAAATCTGCTACCTTCAGCACAGTTCTAAGACTGATCTCTCTCAGTCTGCGTTGATGCTCCACCACAAACTCCACTATTTGATTTTCAGTTTCTGATGACAGCTCATATTCTTTCAACATACCATCAGTCACAATCTGTCTAATTCTCAATATCTTTTCTCTGATAGTGTCTATTGTGAGATCAATATAATGACTTCTAGATTCCAATGCTTCCAAATGATCTCTCAATTTTTTGCTCTTAACATTATCAAATTTAATGTTGGTAATGAATATAGCAGAACCTTTGAATTCAAAACTGCTAGGCACTCCTTCTTCTCTCAGTCTGTATGCTTCTGTGTTCCAACAAATTTTTCTAGTTCTTTTGGAATCCAATGCTGCTTTTAATATGTTCAATGATAGGTCTTCTAATAAGATACTGTCGCAATCATCAAATACCAGCACATTGTCTTTCTCTTTGAAATGATACAATTTACAATACAAGCCCAACGCACTCATAGCACCTTTGACCACTTCATACTTGGGTTTACTGTCGCCCAATGTGGCTAGGATATCATGTTTCTGTAGCACTGCTTCTACTCCAAACGATTTACCCACTCCTGGAGGTCCTGACACAATCATTGCTCTCACATCACCTCTTTTACAAGCCTTGGTCATTTCAGTTAATATGTCGAATCTTTTTCTTAATCTATCCACCACTTGTTCATCTGATTCTTCTTTGGGAGTTTCTGGTGCTTTGTCTCTCAATTGAGTTTCAGAATCCACTGATACTCTAATCTCTTTGTCTGTGGCTCCTGGAAATTCTTTAATGTCTTCCACTTTGACTGTGACGAAGCCACCTTCTTTGTGTGGATATGGATGATATGGTTTCACAAGTTCAAATACCTGATTTTCAATTTTTTTATTTCTGTAACTGCCTTCTAGAACGTATATTTGCCTTTTCATATGTTTTGCCTATAGTTTGTTTGCCTAATATGTATATAATAACTTCTTTGAAGCAAAAAGTCAAAATATATTGGTGCCTTAAACCCATCTAAAAGGTCATATAAATCAATGACTTAACATGGGTTGTCTTAAAATAAAAAAGGGCGACTCCTAAGAGCCACCCTTTTTAAAACTAACAGAAGTAGAAATTAGTCTACTTGGATTAAGCCTTTAGCAATGGCCTGATAACCAGCGCCGATTACTTTTCTTGGGGCTTTACCAGTTCTGTAAACTTTAGCACCAGTTCTCTTATTTGTGTTTAAGAATACTGGGAAGCCTCTGAATCTTAGGCTTTGAATTACAGCACCTGGATTAGCGGCACCGAATCTATTTTTGATCGCTGACGCTGTAAGAGCTTGACCAGCTTCTAAAGCGGCTTGTACTCTATCTTGGATACTAGTAGTTTTTCTCATTGAGATAACTCCTTCATTTTTTCTAGTTGTTGCATTATTCGAAACAAAGTTTCTAAATAATCTTGTTAATATATTACTAGATTTATTGGTTCTAGTCAATGTATTTTTCATAGTTGGTCCTCCGTTTTTTTAGTCTTTTTTAGATAGAATTTTATCTATCAATCCATACTCAAGGGATTCTTGGGCGTTCATGAATTTGTCTCTTTCCATATCAGCACTCAATTGCTCAAAGGTTTTGCCTTTGGAATTGTGATTAACATAGATCTGAGTGAGTTCCTTTTTAAGTTTAAGGATCTCTTGAGCATGAATTTGTATGTCTGTGGCTTGACCTTGAGTGCCACCTGATGGTTGGTGTATCATGTGTCTAGCATGTTTTAGCATGTATCTGTGTCCGGCTTCACCTGATTGTGCCAATAGACTGCCCATAGAGCAAGCCTGACCAATCACATAGGTGTACACTGGAGATTTGATGTATTGCATGGTATCGTAGATTCCTAAACCTGCTGTGACCAATCCTCCTGGTGAATTGATATAAAAATGTATGGGTTTGACTGCTTCACTTTCTAAAAATAAAAGTTGACTCACTATAAGACTGGCACTGATTGGATTCACATCTGTATCCAACATCACTAATCTATCTTTGAGCAGTCGACTGTATATGTCGTAGGAACGTTCTCCTCTGGCTTCTTGTTCTATAACTATGGGTACTAATGATGGCATCTATTTGGGTCCTTTCGCAGTAAATTCTAGTTTGGCCATGTTGCCTACATATTGATCATGTTTGGCATCATATCTCATTGTGAGCCTAATGGATCGCTCCACGGCCACATTTAAAAATTGTCTAGGTTTGAATTCCAACACTTCTGCCATCACTGTTTTATCTGTGTCTGAACAGTACACTGGAATTTTATCTGTGTAAGTTGTTTGATTCATATGTGTATTATACACTCTTAATCTTCATTTGTAAAGTTTAATTTTTCAAAAAAGATATAATAAAGAACGTCAAAAATTATAAAATTGTTAAAATAATGAATACTGTCCAGTTGTCTATCCAAAATATACATGGGCATAAACACAGTGATCATCATCATCAATATGCCGTAGTGAATTACTCGGTGTTCTGGAACCCGATACAGCAGCCAATCCATTTTGTGAATTATCTTAATTGCTCTCTAAGTTTCTTAGCCCGTTTCCAATTAGAGATATTCTTTTTGCGTTCTTCTCTTTTTTTGGCACTAGGCTTCAAGTAGAACTCTTTAGATTTTAATAATTGAAAAAATCCATCACGTTTTTGTTTTTTCTTAAGAATACGCAATGCCTTTTCTACATTATTGTTTCTTACTTCAACTTTCATTCAGTGTTTTTTAGTTTGTGTTAAATATACTAAAATATAGCACTATTTGGTGCCTAAGTCAACCTTAAGATAAGTAATATATGTCCAAAAAGAGTTTAAGACAGATTAGAAGAATAGAAGCCAAAGCGGACAAAGAAATGTCTTATAAATCTTGGACAAAAAACAAATCTTTTGCGAAGAAAACATCAGAGTCAGAAGTTTTACCAAAAGATGAAATAATCACCCTAGAACACCTGACTAATCCAAATATTGATAAATAAGAGCTATCTACTTAAACTTAATCCAAACTTTTTGAAACGATTCTTCCAAGCATAGAAGCTGTCATTGTGATTGGCTGTGGAATCTTGTTCCACGGTCATTTGATATAAATGAATCATTTCATGTGCTAATGTTTCAATATAATCTCTCCAAGTGTCAAATCTGTGGTGCATTTCAATCACGTATTTTATGGTGGGGTTATGATAGGGTATTTTCTTTTGGTCCCATTCACCTTTGCGTCCCAATACTCTAGCGTCCCAATTGGCCACGCATTGTCCAAATAAGAGTTTCTTTTGACTTACTGTGATCTTGGGTCTTTTTAATCGAGATTCAAATATTTCTCGATTGATTATATTGAACCAAATTTTAGTTTGTGGTTCAGTGGGTCTAAAATCTTTGATGTGAGTATGGCGATGCAACGCATGTTTAATCCTATTAACATGAGCAAATGAACTCTTTTTTTTCATAGTAGCACACCTGATATTTCAGCATTATTTAAGTATTCCCCACAGGCAAAGCACCATCAACACCAACATTATTGTTAAAACTGAATAAAAAAACTTGATTAAACTGGGAGTTTTATTCTGTGTTTTAGACATATTGCTCCTGTGTCCAAGATTCTTTGCTCAAATCACAGTGTTCAGCCCATCTAATGAATAATCCTAATTCTTTACCATGTGCTTCTATCTCCCATGGGCGATCCCAATACTGCCACTTCATTAAATCTATCGATTTCTTCTTCCATTGCACAATGTTAGGGTCGTTGGTGTCACACATTTCCCCCATAGCATACTGTTTAAGATGAACCATTTCATGAGCAATGGATTCCATAATGCGTCTCAGTGGCACTGTGCTGTCCACAGTGATGGTAAATTCTCTAGGTTTATTTGCTCTGTCATCAAAATCTATTTCAGCCAACATGCCGTCTTCTTTGTACAATGTTCTACTGAATTCTATGTCCACTGTTAATTTCTCTATTAGTTTTTTGTCCAATAATAATTCAGCTGAATATCTTGTGATACTTTCTGCTAGGTCTTTGAGTTTGGCACTGCCGCCTGTGATGGAAATAATCATTTTTGTATTAAATCGTAAGTGTTAGCAATCTCTTTAGCCAATGTTTGTATGTCATTGATTAAAAATCTTAACTCCTCTTCAGACACTGTGCAAGGTATTTCGTTAATCAATCGGTTTAATTCCAGAGATTTTTCGTACATGGCTTGTACTTTTTTAATCACAAGATGATAGGTTGTCTGCATCATTATAATATAACAGGATTGCCAACACAAGTCAAACTGTGTAGGGCCAAAAAAAGTCACAGTTTATGCGACTTTTTGCTGTGGTTTATCGTATTTTTGGAAACAATGCGTCGGTGCAGAACAATTCCACATCTGCTTCAGCCAAACCTAAACTTTTCATCACTCTAGGTGTGTGTGGGTTCTGTTGTTGATTGTGACAATAATAATTTTGTGCTTCAATGGTATCTGCTTCTTTGGCTGTGTGAGCATATTGTCCTATGCTATCAAAATACACTTGTAGGTTGTTCACTGCAAGATTCACAATGGCTGTGGCTTCTTCATCGGTTTGCACATTGCCTGCAGCAATCATACTGCCTGAAAATATGTTCAATGCCCATTCTGGCAATTTTCTTTTCTTAGTGGGTACAAATTCTGACACTGCTTGATGATACCATTCTATCAATGGATGGTTTTCTCCGCCTGAACTGCGTGAAAAGTCATGAAATGCGCCAGTCATTTTGTGTTCTCCAGCAATCACATCAAATCCATAGATAGGACCATTGTTGTGCAAATGTGGAAATACACACACATGCATCATCCATAAGCCTTTGGATTGTCTAGCATCCACCACGTCTATATGACATCGACGACAGTGTTCGGTTTCCCATACTCTATTGATCCAACCATTTTCAGGTTGATTGAATCTGCTCATGCCGGGTTCTTGAATCTCTCGACCTCGCAAATCAAATTCTTTGATGATATTATCCTTGCATTCTATAAGGATATTCCAGATACTGCTCATATTAATATTCTTCTGGTAGACCTTTGAGCTCTCTCACTCTGTCTTTCAGTGTGTCTATGGTGGTGTAGATATGACCTGTGTCGTGTTCTTGAATCTGTGTTTTAAAATAACTTATTTCATCTTCCAACACTTTTATTTTGATAAGATTACCCGGGAAGTCTTTGAATTTTTTCTTTTTAGTCATTGATCATTTCTTTAAACAAGGCAGTGGCAAATTCAAAACATTTCTTTGCTTCATCTGCCATTGAATCATTGATCTTGGATCTGATAACTTCTTTGGCCTTATCTCTGTTTTCAAAATCAAACATTTTACCCAGTCCAGGCACTTTTTTGCGAATCATCTGACCACCAGACAGATCTCCCATGTGTCGCACATAGATATGCGCCATCAATGCAGTTGGATTGTCTTTGATTGTTTTAAGATGTGCAAGATATTCTTTCACACTGGATTTAATTTCTGGCACAGTATCATCCTGCCATAATTCTTTAAAATCTTCATAAATTTTTGGAGCTCTTCGCACATCAGGCATGTCATTGAACAATCCATGTGACATAGCCATAGCCTCCAACAGATCATAAGAATTAAATTGATTGAATAAAAATTCTGCGTAAAGTTTGGGATCTATGCTGCCTGAAAACATAACCTTCACAAACTTTTGACGCTCTGCGTTTTTGTGATGTTCCCAAGTGAGATCTTTAAGGCTCATGATTATTCCATTCTTACTTGTAGGGGGAATCCTCTGCTTCTAGATTCTTCTATGGCTTCTTTGGTTTTTTGTTCTGCCACTTCGAAACTGTATGCTCCCACCACACTGCTGCCTTCGGTGTGTATCTTCAGTGTGATCTCTTTGGCTGATTCTTCTGTGTGTTTGAATATTTTTATTAGTAATTCCACCACAAAGTCCACAGGAGTGATGTCATCGTTCAGCATTATGACCTTGACCGGTTCTGGTTCCAGCACTATCTGCTGAACCTTCTCATCAATCACCACATCTGTTTTGGTTTTGCTCATATATTTTATATTTAGTTAGGGCGTGTTGCCACGCCCTAAGATTTGTATTATAGGATTTCGATGGTTCTAAGTTTTTTAGACTCAGGTACTATCTTTTCCAGTGATATGGTTAAAAGACCATCCTTAAGCTCAGCGCCTTTGATTTCGATATCATCAGCGATGGCAAACGATCTTTCAAAATATCTACTAGCGATGCCTTTGTGTAATATTTCACCATTGGCGTCTTTTGATTCTGTGTTTTCCAATCTTTTGGATTTCACAGTCAATTGACCTTCTTCCACAGTTACTTCAATGTCTTTCTTGTTGTAACCTGCAAGCGCCAATTCAATATTGAACTGATTTCTGCCAGTTCTAACAATATTGTATGGTGGATAGTTCACAGCAGGAGCCATTATATCTCCTTCAAACATTCTTTCGAAATGATCAAAGAAGTTATCAAAGCCCACTGTAACGGGTCTCAGTTGATTAAAGATAGTTAGTGCTCTATTGTTCATAGTTTTCTCCTTTTTAGCGAGTTATGTATGAATCCCATATGGCAATTCATACGTTTGGTCACATTATTGTGACAAATGTTAATATAGTGACTAATGTGGTAAAAGTCAAGAGATTTTGGCAATTATTTTTGTAAATCCAATTCTGTATTAAAGCTCATGGATATGCGTGCCTGTTCTGATTGATTGCTGTGTACAAAATGTTTGAGCCAGCTGGGGAATATCAGCAGCATGCCTGTCACAGGATGGTAGGTGGCTTTGTGACTGGTGAATTGTGTGTATCTATCCAGATTGTCTGGTATGTAATACTGTGCTTCGTCGCTTCGATGAAATTCAATGCTGCCCATGTTCTGATCTGGTATGTCGATGTAGTACACACCACTCAGCACACTGTGTTGATGATTGTGCAGAGTATTGTAGGATCCTTTGGGATTCACATTGAACCAAAAATTACAGATTCTCAAAGGTGGCAGACTGCCTTGACGAGCACAATCATTCACCAGTGTGTTCAAAGTTCTAATCATATGATCCACCTGTATGGGTCTACCAGTGTCCAGCAGATAGTCTTCACTCTGCCAGCCCAACTGATTGGTAGCATTTTTGCCTTTGTGATTGGCTTTGGTTTCCAGCACGTATGTTCGAATGGCAGCATTGTCCACAGAGGTCAGTGTGTCTTTCCAAATAATCTGTGGAAACCACAGGTCAGCTCGCATGGGCATACGTTAATTCTTCCTGTTGATTTTTTCCACCAATGCAGTAAAATCATATATTCTATTGGCATTCAGCAAATGATAGGGTGTGGGATCTTGCACACTGAGATAATGAGTGTGAGGTAGATTTAATAGATATCCCAACAACCAGAAATCTTTGCCAGTGTGGCTGATATCCAACACTATGTGGTCCACTGTGTTGCTCACAGTGATCAGCCATTCATCGTTATTGACCGAAGTTTCATAAAGATAAAGATTGATATCTTTGTTCAAATTCAACACTGCACGGTTAAAATCTAATTTGACAGCATCACTGGGATTAATCAGCAGCACACTCACATTGGAGTTGTGCAGTCTGTCTGGTGCTGTGATTAAATTGATTTTACTCATCAATAGTAGTTATTGATTTATTTTTTGATGCGATTCCAGATTGATTGATCTGACTGTTCTTCGTTTTGAATGTATTCTTCTTCTACCGTTTTTCTCACTTGTTGCTGATCTTCTTTGATTATATAGCTCTTAGATTTTTTTTCTTTGTCTTCTTCCAGTGCTTTTTCTGCTTGTTCCAACATTTGATTCCATTGTTCTACAGGCATAGGTGGTGTCACTGTCTCTTCTTTTTCCCAAGGCAGTTTATCAATAGCACCTGACACATAATTGAATCTTAATCTCTTGATGGTGTTTCTTGGATTGGTTTGTTGACCTTTCCATTCTTTGGCTTTTTCTTTTTGAGAGTTAAAATATTCTAATCTGGTTTTGTGTTCTTCAGTAACTATTTCCAATATGTCACCATCTTCGGTGTCTATGACTTCGGGTTTAGATTGTTCGATTATTTCTTTTGGTTTAACTCCAAATAATCTTGGCATATTAGGCAAAGACAATTTACTTAATTTTATACCACCACTTTTTGTGGGTTCCTCAGATATGATGACTGAGGGTGGAACTTGAATCACAGTAGGCGTGGATAATGTGCTCAGTTTATTTGGGTTAGAGTCTTTTTTTTTGAAAGAAAAGTTTTTAAACTTTTCTGATAATCTGTTTATGAGTGGTGTGGGATCTATGATTGGAGGAATGGATCTACCACCACCGTTGCTATTGCCTGAATAGTGTTGTTTAATGCTTTGTTGTCCAGCAATCAATAATAACACAGCCAATGGATCGAACACAATAATAATCAACACGATGATCCAACGCACTGCCATATCAGTGTTGACTTTGTCCACCATGCCTAGATCCACAAACAATTCACCAATGTATTTGATGGGACCAATTTCAGCATCTAATGAAATCTGTGTGGTTTGTAATGGAGCTCGTTGATTGATCAACTGTTGTATCTTCTGTTGACTGCGAGTAATCTGTGCTTCAGCGGCAGAGTTATTGCCTTGATTGGCAGTGGTCAACTGTTTAATTTCTGCATCAATTTTGTCTCGTTCTGCTTTTTGTGATTCTTTTAGAGCTACACCTTTGGCCACTTTGTCATTGAATATGGTGCTGGTAGCACCTTGTGAAGTGTAGGCTTCCACTTCCTTGTCCAATTGTTTGATCTTGTCTCTCAATTGACTCACACGTTCACCTGATCCTCCGCCTGAGCCTGAATTACGTCGGATAATGTCTTGTTGACGTTCAATTACGTCCTGTTCTGTTTTGATCTGACTGTTGATTATAGCAATTTGTTGAGTATTGTTGCTGGAAGTAGCACCTTGTTGTAGATGTGATTTGGATAGGAATCCAAACACTCCCATGCTGGTGATCACCATCAGTATGAATATGGCAATACTCATGTACACTTTCATATATCTTGCTGCCACATGCCAATTACGATACAACCAACTGGCAGTGACCAACTTGGCCAATTCCAAAGTGGTTCCCATGAATATGATTGGCACAGCGGCTCCTGAAAATATGGCCACTAGACCCACAACCGAAAAATAGATTGCGGCTGAACTCAATGCAAATGCTGTCAATAAGGTGATTATGCCCAATAACATTTTTTATCCTTTACAGGATATATTTATCAGATTTATTTGATGAATCGCCAGCCTAAATGGGCTATGTCCAAACAAGCAGTCTCACTGAAACTGCGTTCTTTGCCTTTGTGAATTAATTGACTGAAAATAACTCTACAATAGCCACTGCCTTGCGGATAACTGCTGACTATTTTAACATGACCTTGTGCTTCTGTACGATTGTTGTACCAACTGGTCATCACATCATGATCCAAATTATTAAGGGCATAATATATGGCAGTTTTTTGTTTTTCTTTGTCTTCATCATTCAACATGTAGTAGTTGTATTTGAAAAAGTTAGCCACATAGTTGGCACTGCTCATGTTTTTGCTGTAAACAGTTTCCACACTTTTATAGGTGCTTTGACTGTCCACTGCCACAGTGTGTGAAGCACACTGATTCAACAGCAATAAACTAATTGCCAGTGTGAACGATTTCCCAACTGCCATCAAATTTTTGACAAACATAACCCCTCTTGTTGACCCATGATCCATTAAGATTGATTTCATACCAGAATTCTCTGCAACTTTTGGCTATACCGCTGTATTGAAGAAAGTCTTTGCGACCATCATCACACACCAATTTTTCCACTGAATCCTCTTTAATGATATTACCTTTGGCATCTTTAATAATCACTGTTTCTGTTTTAAGATTACAGTATTGATTATTCCAAGGACCACCAGCTATTGCTGTTGAAGCCCATATCAGTGCTAAAAATAGAACTGTGGCTGCCAATAGGTATTCAAAACGGATCATATTATCTCGTTTTGTTTAATAACTTATCGCTAGACTTTTCCAAATCACTGGATTTATTAAAACCCGAAAATAATTTGTTTTGTTTGTCCTGCTCGTATTTTTTTAAGATAGCATCCATATCTGTTTTAGAGATCTTAACCAGTATAAAACTTCTGTAATTGTTAATTTCAGGGTTATATAATGTTAATTTCTTTTCCACAGCATAGGTTCTTAAAGATGTGTCTGATATGATGTTCACAATCAGTTCTTGAGCTTCCACTCTACCCACTGTTCTTTCAGCATTACCAGTTTCATCCAATTTGTAAGAAGTTTTGTTGTTCACTTCTCCTACCACTCTGTCCACTATCTTTGCTTTGGCTTTAATCAAAGCCTTTTTATAAGACATTTCCATATCTGGAGAAACGTCTGATCCCACAGCATAGAACATACCTTCTTTGTTCCATAACCATCCTTCTGATCCTGTGTCAGCATGATCCAAATACCAAGCCGGAACTTGTTTAGCATCTGTGTTTTCCACAGGCAGTTTTACCATTCTGTTTGCACAGGCATTCAGTAAACCAGCCAGTAATATCACAATCGCTATTCTTGAGCCTATCATTTTGCCTCCTTTGTATATTGTAGCATTTTTGCTCATGTGTTCATTATATGTGAAGCTGATTCCAAAGTCAATCACTAATGCCAAAACAAAAACGGCGTAATCATTGACTTTTGATGACTAATGTAACCAAAATATTGTGTGGGAGAGCAATAGCAACACTTTATTACTCACACAGTCATTTTAAATAATTTAAAGGTAACATGGCAAGAAAAAAAAGAATACCCAAGCATGAATCGGTGTGGAGATCGGTGCGACGCAAGGCACCTAAAGTGCCTGACATTACCTGTCCTGCCATAGATGATGTGATTCAGCGATTGGATGCACTCAGCAACACCACCAAACGACTTACCACAGCACAGAACAGAACACTGTGTGGCAAATTGGAACGACTGCGTAGAGCCAATGAACAGTTGCGTGACAGCGGCATATACTGGCATGATGCCTGCAAATCTGTGATCGAAAAATACATTAGAAAAAAAATCAATAAGTGGTAGTTTAATTCCTAACATTTTGGATAAATATATTGGTACATAACCAACATATCACAATGAACAACATAGACATCAACAAGACAGAAAATTCCGGCAAAGACTTTGAGATGAGCACATCAAGTGCTATCACCAAAGAAGACTGGATGAGCAAAAAATGGCGTCCCATGATGGGATGGGTCTACATGAGCACCTGTACTTTTGATTTTGTGATTGCTCCTATTTTGTGGTCCATATTGCAGGCTTATTCAGGTGGCGCAGTAACCAGCCAATGGATGCCGCTGACTTTACAAGGTGCAGGACTGTATCACGTGGCCATGGGTGCTGTGTTGGGTTTAACTGCGTTCGGAAGAACACAAGAGAAAATAGCAGGAGCCAACAATGTGCCTGCGATCCCAAGTCGACCACTGCCCACACCATCCATACCATCCACACCATCTAGACCAGCTAGAATGGAAGAACCAGCACTGTAAGCAACACAGCTTTGCATTAATCATTAAACAACCATAAAATTGTTACAAATCAAAGGTTAAGTATTTTTATGAAGTTTTTTTTGGTGGTAGTGATTTGTATGTGGGGGCAATGTGAAAATTACCTTATCACAGAACCTGAATTTACCAACATAGAAGCATGCAGAGAATATTCTCGAACTATGGTGGAAAAAATAATGAACGAACTGCCTGACAGCTCTGGCAAAACTTACTGTTTTGATGAAAAAGAAATAATAGACCTAACCAACAGTCTATTGAAACAAGAACAAGAATTCTTAGAACAATTTAACCCAAGTATCTAGATTTAATTTCTTCTCATTTTGGAAATGTCTATGGCGTCCTGTGCGTCGAACACTGGCACAAGGTTGCTCTTGTGCAACATACCAATTCCCAATAATTTACGCTCACCTGAATAGTGCTGTGGTTCTGCACGTCCACTCACTTTGTGTATCTTATCTGATGTGCGAGGCATTTTTCTTTTGGGAGTGTAATCGGGAATGTCGTAACCAAAGTTCTTGTCTTTTTTGATATTGTCTAGGCCTTGGCTTTTCAACCACTTGCGATGTTCTTCTCTCGCCTTGGCCAGTCTTTTGGTTCTTGCTAATTTTTTTTTGATTCTTTTGCCTAAACCCATCACAATAAAACTCATCCTCTTATTATAGCATCACATAATCTCACAGTCAATCGTAGATACATGGCTAAATACTTATACAAAACAATGGAGACAATTATGATCACAATAATTATCACATTAGCAGTTGGTGTTGCCTTAGGTTACTTCGGCAAAGATCAAATCAACTCTATCATAGCCAAGTTTAAAAAATAATAACTATATTTGGTTCAAGGCAACGAGAGCAAAATGGTGTGCTGGTGTTTGACACTGGCACACTCTAATCTTTAAATTCTTTTAAATTATCTTCGATGATCTGTTTGATACCGTCTCGGTAGTTAGGATTAGTGGCCCATTTGTCCAAACGATCCACTATTTTGTTGATGTCAGGATTAGATTTACTCATCTGACGATTTCTTTCATATCTGAATTCTTTGTGTACATCTTTGGTGTTCAGGATGTTCACCATGTCTTGCACTGATGCACATTTGGTTCTGTATTTTTTAAGTCCCCACTTGGCATTCAATTGATAGTAGGCTTTCATCTGAGGTTCTGCTGGATCCCAAGTTCTAATTCCAAACAAGTTATTGCCTTCCATTGCAAATCTACTGCTGCCATTGTCTGACTCCATCATGGCCATGGCAATTATGATGGCTTTGGGTATGTGCTGTTCTCTGGGTAAACCAAATTCCACATAGTCTATGCATTTGCTCATGGCATTAATAAATGTGCTCTGATTGTAATAACTCATGATGGGTTCTGCTAGACCTAAACTTTTGGCAGTTTTTCTCAACTGCTCCACAGGACCTGTGGTGATTTGTTTCTGAGCATTATTGTTGGGATACCATGTGCCCACATAGAAACTCAACAGCATCAGACCTGCGATGCTCAATTCTTTTCTGTACCATTTACACCAACGCCAAAATATGTTTAACCAAATTTTAGCTCTTGTTTTAAAAGTCATAAAATTAATACAATATTAAACTATTACTTATCCATTGTCAAGGCTCTAAGAATTGTTATTTTGTGCGGATTTTGTGGTGAATTTAATGGTGGGAGTTGCCTCCCACCACTGATCACGTTCTGTTGCCAAGTGTGATCACTCTCCGAAGTAGCAGGTTTTTAGGCTGCCATCAATTCCGAGCCAACTAAAAAGTTAGCAGGGATTGTTACTTCTGATACGAAACGCTTGTTAGCATTTGTAATGTTGAGCCTTTACAGAGCCCTCACTGGTAAACTCCATGATCTTTTCATCACTAGTCGAAACATTTCACCCCCGTGAAGCATAATAATTTATATTATGTTTTGCGTGAGCGAATTTGGTGGAGGTGTCGGCATCGAGCCGAGTCCTACATGATTATTACAATCACTTCATCGCCTACGTCAGTATTTAAACATATTCCATGGTGATTGTCAACAGATGATTCCGTTGTGCCACAGGTGTATTTTGGATCTATGTGTGGATTATATCAGTCTTAGATTGCCAGCAGCAGTTCTTCCACGAGATTCAATCAATTCATAACTGATTGTTTGACCTTCTGTGATCACTTCCAACTGGGCACTTCTAAGAGCAGATGCATGTACGAATACATCTTTGCTGCCATCGTCTGGAGTGATAAAACCGTAACCTTTAGCGGCGTTGTACCACTTAACTTTACCTTGATTCATTATACTTTTTGTTTTATTGTTGTTATGAGTTTATTTATGTGGAATTGAAGTTATTGGGGTCTAAAACTGTGGGATAGGGCTCTTTTGGAGCCCCACCCCAGCGAAATTACATCGCGTTCTTTTTTTCTTGGATTTCTTTTCTTCTTGTTTTAGAAGCTTTAGAAAGAATCCCTAGAGCTTTTCTTGCTCTAGCAGCCGCAGCCTTTACGCCTTTGGTTTCAAAAGCTTCAGACTCTACTTTGTACGATTCAAATGCTTGTACTATTTCATCGTGTGTAGGCATTATGTTTCTCCTTATTGTTTATGATATCATAATGAGTTTGTTAAACTCTTCATTAGTATATCGGTTTGTTTGATTCAAATCAATCAGATAGTTTGCCAAATATTAGTTTTGGTAAGTGGAAATAAATTGGTATATGTCTTTCCACGTGTCGCATCTGACAACATCTTTGTGTTTGAAATCTCTATTGTGTGGCTGAGTGTACAGCATGGGTATCATGCCTGCTTTCAATCCTGCCAAAGCATTCACTGGTTTGTCTTCAATCCAAAAACTACCTGCGGATTGTGTTGCCAATACTTCATCTTTGTCACTGCCGGTTTCTAAAAATATCACTGCGTCAAATATTGAACCGAATTTATCACGTAGATTATCTTCACGTGCTCTATGAGCCATGGGTTCCAATGTTTGACTGGTGATCAATCTAATAGTATAGCCTGCTTCGTGCAACAGATTCAAATAATGGCTGGCTCCGTCAATGGGATCCAAATATCTCATGGCAGCACTCTCGTTGAATATCTGTATCAACAGAGCACAAGAATTCTTGTCCAAACCGTAGTGTTCAGCCACATTGTAGTTGCCTTCTTTCTGTTTTTGATAGCCTTGACGCAACATCCAATGGTCAAAAGCCTGTTCCCAATGCAACAGCACTCCATCCACATCACACAGTATCATTCTTTTGTTCATATGGTCAATCCTGTGGTGCTTTGAATATAACTGCTGCCTATTTCTTGATTGGATCTTGTGATGGTCAAAATGTGTTGTACATTGATCCATTGTTCCATAGAGCCTCCTGTGAGTGCCCAAGGCAACATGCCCACTCCGTTCTGCGTTTGTATCATACACATGGGTTTACGCACACACACTTCTGTGTCGTTAAATTCAGTGATCCTGGTAACCAGTTCTTCTTTGCTGACTAATTTGATTGTGAACACATCGGTGGTGTTCAATTCTTTCATAAAACTATTCATTTTTTCCTTTGTTGAAATGTGCCTTCAGTTGTTCATATCCGCCTATCAACACTCCGTTGAGTATGATTTGTGGCACTGTTCTTGCTTGTGGTATTGATTCCAACAGTTGTTCTCTGGTCCAATTCACACCTATCATTCTTTCTTCAAACACAATGCCTTTGTTTTTTAACAGTGTTTTGGCCATGTCGCAAAAAGGACAAGTGACCTTGCTCCAGACTATGGTTTTGTTTGATTCTGACATGCTTGTATTATACACTATTTAACGGTGCCGTGTCAACGAAGTCTTTGAATAGGATAGTTGTAGTTCACTATCACTGTGTCAAAGAATACATTATGGAATAATTTTTTGGCAGTGCGACTCCAAATGAAACAATTGGTATGCAGTTGGGATGATTGTACTGGAGTGATGTCTGTCAAAAGTTCTTGTGCATTCCGCCATACACAGTGTTGGATGGCCGTCCAACGAGTGGTGTTGGCAGACACACACACATTGTAGCCCAGTTGTGCTGTGCCTTGATGCTTTTGAATGTGCTGAGCCACATTTTCAAAACACTGTTGTTCTCTGCTGTGAGCAGTGGGTTGTGATGTGAGCCAATCCACACACTCACAATGCAGCAACAATTGTATTTCGGCCACACGTGCATCTGAAGCAGTGGGCATCCTGGTGTCGGATATCATAGTGACCTTACAGTTTGAATTTGGAGAACGTTTCTTTTTTGATATCTTGTTTGATGCCGCCCACTATGTAAGAAGTTATTTCTGTTTCTTGTGGGGCTATCTGTTCACCTTTACTGCTCAACCAATGTGAAGTCCAAGGCAGAGGATTTTGATTAGCTGGTGTATCAAATTCAGCATCATAACCCAATGCTTTCAATCTTTTGTTGGCAATGTGTTCCACATATTGACCCAGTAATCTTTCATTTAAACCAATGATAGAACCATCTCGGAACAAGTGTCTTGCCCACGCCTTTTCTTCTTCCACGCATTTTTTAAACATCTCAATCACAGTCTTATCTTCCTGTTTGATTATTTTTAGAATGTCTTTGTCGTCACCTTTTTGCCATGCTTTGATCACATGAGTGGTTAGATTCAAGTGTGTGGCTTCATCTCTAGCAATCAATGAAAGTATCTTGGCAGATCCTTCCATCAGTTTCAATTCTCCAAATGCAAATGTGCAGGCAAAACTCACATAGAATCTCAGTCCTTCCAACAGATTCACATTCACCATGGCCAAATACAATTGTCTTTTTAATTCTTCCACACTGCCTTTTTTGTTCACAGTGTATTGCAGTGCTAGATCACCAAACTTGTCATAGTTTTCAGTGACTGACACGGCTCTTTTGGTTATTTCTTTGTCATTCAATATGGTGTCAAATACTTCAGATGGATCAGCATACACGTTCTTCATGATGTGTGTGTAGGCTCTGCTATGTATGGTTTCAAAGAAATCCCAAGTCACAATGCAACCTTCCAACTCTGGATTAGAACAATAAGGTAGGAAATTTAAACTAGGTCCTCTGCCTTGCACAGAATCCAACAGTGTTTGATATTTTAAATTTGAAGTGAATATGTGTTTTTGTTCTGGTCTAAAACCAGCATAATCTGATCTGTCTTTTTGCAGTGATACTTCCTCAGGTCTCCAAAAGTAACCCAACATGGTTTGATTCAGTTTGTCAAACTGTGGATACTTGAACACATCATATCTTTGCACAGATAAATCTTCACCAAAGAACATAGGCTCCTTTGACCAATCCACTTCGTTTCTATTGAATATTGTTTTGCTCATTATTTTTTATTGTATGTGGAACGTTCTGGAAATATCATCCAGCATACCACATAAACTATCAGTGGTAACCAGAAAAATAATGTGCCTAGAGCAAATGCAATTCGCAATCCTATTTTGCTCAAGCCCAACTTGTGTGCCAATCCAGCACAGACTCCAGCAATAAATTTATCATCACTGCTTCTATACATATTATTATTTTTTTCCATAGTATTATATTGCACATGCATCACAGTCAGTTGTGTCTGTGGATGCTGTATTTATTTTAGCGTCTTTTTCTGGCAATGTCAAGTCCTCTGATCCATCTTTAGTATCAATGGTTTCAATGCCTGATGGTTGTAGATCTTCTTCATCACCTTTGAAGTCGTAAGTGTTTTGGTAATATGAAGTTTTCCAGCCATATTTGTAAGCATTCAACATGTCAGTAGCCATCACACTCAATGGCACTTCATTATTATCATAGTTAAGTGGATTGTAACTCCAGTTGCCTGATATGGCTTGATCAAAATATTTCTGCATCATGGCCACAATTTTGATATATCCATCATTGCTGGGCATGTCCCACAACAGTGTGTATGAATTTTTTAATTTGGGAAAGCCTGGTATCACTTGTTTGAGTGGGCCTTTTTTACTTTTTTTGATGCTTAATAATGCTCGGGGTGGTTCAATACCATTGGTAGCATTGGAAACCACTGAAGAACTTTCTGATGGCATCTGTGCTGACAGTGTGCTGTGTCTTAATCCATACTGTTTGATGTCTTTTCTTAATGTTTCCCAGGCCATTCTGGTTTTGTGTGGCACAATTTCATCCACTTCTTTTTTGTAAGTGTCTATGGGCAACAGTCCATCTGCGTATTTGGTTCTATTAAATTTTTCACAAGCACCTCGCTCCTGTGCCAATTGATTGCTGGCTTTTAACAGATAGAATTGAAATGCTTCGGTGAGTTTGTCCACTGCCTCCCAAGCAGCTTTGTGATGATATTTCACTTCCATTCGAGCTAGATAATGTGCCAAGCCAATGTAACCTACACCCAGTGAACGTCTGGCTTTGGTGCTGACTTCTGCGGCTTTCACAGGATACTGTTGATAGTCTATGATTTCTTCCAATGCTCTCACTGCCAAATCACACAGTGGTTCCAATTCATCCAAATCATTGATTATGCCCACATTGATAGCACTCAATATGCACAATGCTATTTCGCCATTCACATCATCTATGTGCTGTATGGGAGTGGTGGGCAGTGTGATTTCTTGACAAAGGTTACTCATGGATACTCTGTCTTTAAATGATGAATGACTGTTCACGTGATCAATATTCATGATGTAAATTCTACCTGTTTCTGCTCGTTCTTTCAATAGATCAAAGAACAACTCTTGAGCACCAATGGTTTTCTTAGGAATTTTTTTGTCTGCTTCATATTTTAGATATAGGTCATCAAATGAATCTGTGCCAAATGCGTCATAGAGTCCAGGTACCTCGTGTGGCGAGAACAGAGTGATTTCTTCGTCATTGATGAATCTTTCATAGAACAATTTGGATATTTGTATGCTGTAATCCATTCTTCGCACACGATTGTCTTCGGTGCCTTTGTTGTTCTTCAACACCAGTATGTCTTCAATCTCTGAGTGCCAGATAGGGAAGTGTACAGTGGCATTGCCGCCTCTCACGCCATTCTGTGTGCAACATCTCACTGTGCTTTCAAATTTCTTAAGGAATGGAATCACTCCTGTGTGCTGTACTTCACCACCTCGGATTTTAGAATTAATGCCTCTGATACGGCCAGCATTGATACCGATACCTGCACGACGTGCCACATAGAGTCCAATGGCCATATCACTGCTGAATATAGAAGTAAGTGTGTCATCCGAGTCCACCAACACACAGCTGGCAAACTGACGTATGGGAGTTCGCACACCTGCCATCACTGGAGTGGGAATATTAATCTTGTGTGTGGAGATAGCATCATAGTATCTTTTCACATATTGCATTCTTTTCTTTTCAGGATAATTCATGAACAATGTGGCAGCAATCATCATGTACATATCCTGTGGAGTTTCATACAATGCTCCTGATGAACGATCCTGTACAAGATATTTGTCCACAATTTGTCTCAGTCCTGCGTAGGTAAAATCTAAATCTCTATCTCTTCTGATCCATGTGTTGAGTTTTTTAATTTCAGTTTTGTTGTATTTGTCCAATATGGTTTTGTCATACACACCTGATCTGACATTTCTTATGATTAATTTTAACAAATGCAGATATTCATAATCACCATGTGCTTGTTTGCGTAGATCATACAGCAACAATCTTGCTGCTGCATATTGATAGTTGGGATTTTCCAATGTGATCAAGTCGTTGGCTGATTTGATTAAAACATTTTGAATATCTCTGGTGCTGATGCCGTCATAGAATTGTATGTTAGCATTCATTTCTATCTGTGATGCTGATACTCCTGATAAACCTTCGCAGGCCTCCTCCACCACAAAGTGCATTTTATTGATGTCAAGTGGTTCCAGTTCGCCTGTTCGCTTTTTTACTTTGATTTTAGAAGAATTCATTTGATTTTATTCGAATTAGTTGTTGTGTATAAAAGTATATTTATCAATTTTATAAATTAAAGTAAGTATATTGCGAAATGAATAGATTGTCAAACTCTTTCTGATATAAAATGGCAGAATTTTCCAACACCAAGTATTGGTGATCCACTGCCAATGCGTGATACGTATTGGTTTTTTCTAACTGGTTTGAATTTTTATCCACACACTGTATCAAATCAATCTTGTCACGCACAAATCTATCAGTTAATCGCAATGTGTACCATACTCCCAACAGTCTATCCACTGTGTTGTAATCATTTTTTTCAATGAGATTCCATGCTTGTGGCCAAGTGGATCTGTCAAAGAAATTTGTTTTGGTATGAGTCAGTGGACATTGTTGATACAACTGCAGCGTTAGTTGGAGTGCTAATGGTTCAATTTCTAATCCTTCTCTGAATTCGCGCCAGGCAGTGAGACGTTCTGTGTAATCTCCGTGGAAGATCAAAGGTTTATGATTGTGTCTTGACTTGGAAAAGAATGGTTGCGGCATCATTCAATATGCTGTCTTTGGTTTGAACCAACACAGTGTCCACATTAGTATCGGCATTGATGTCACTCAATGTCACATTGAAGTCCAATGATGTTTTGTAGGCAGGATCACCCACGTAGTCATAAGTGTCTGTGAGACTGGTGCTGTTGTTGTTGCGATTCACTGTGATTTCCAAAGTGCCGTGACGCACAGCATTCACATAAGAGCTCTTGTAAAGGTAGTACACAATATAGCTTTTGGTGGCGTCAGCAGGCAATCTAAATGAATTGGTGAATGCCACGGTGTAACCCACATTTACCAGCAATGAATAAGTGTTGGTGTTGTCCACATATCCTTCAATTTCTGGAGTGTATGCAGCAGACAATGTGTAGGTGCTTTCAGTGGATAATTTTTTTGATCTATCAAAGAAATCATTGTGTGAGGCATTTTCCATAGTTTCAAATTTGATCACACTGTACACAGCATTAGCTTCTGTGCCACCATCGTTGCCCACGCTCTCAAAAGAATTACTGATACTCTTGTTGCCTCTGCCTTTGCGGATCCAAACACCTTGACGATTGATGTCTTTGAATTGTGACTTGCTCACAGTGTTATTGATTGGTCCTGTGGCTTGTCCTGGTGAACCTATGGTGGTTAATTCTCCAAACACTATGCCATACTGACAGTTTTCAAACACACAATTTTCAAAATGATTTTCTGCAACATCGTAATCAGAATGCACAGATTGTTGAAACTGATTGATCTTGATACTTCTAAAATTATTGTTGGCTGAAGTTACTGTGCTGCTGATAGCCACCATCTTAATGGCAAAATTATCCGTGTAAGAAGCACTGTTGTCCCAATCTCCCACTATTTTGATGTCTTCGAAATCACTGTTCACACAGTTGTCTACCAATATGGCTGTGTTGTTGCCTGTGATATTTAAAGTCATGCCTTTGACGGCAATGTGACGTGCTTGATTCAATGTGGTTGTGGCTGCTCTATTGCCGGCCACTCCTGGAGTTCTCAATCCATTCACTGTTTCGAACACAGGAAAGTTGCCTGTTTGATTGATGATGGTCTTGTTGCTGCCATCTCCAATCAGTGTGGTGAATGGTGGTAGTTTCAAACTATTATTAATAATGTAATTGCCTGCTGGTATGTGCAGTTGCACTCGGCTTTGAGGATTGCCCACTGTGGCCACATTCACAAACAATTGATCAATGGCTCTTTGTAATTCCACTGTTTCTGTGCTGCCATCTGCTTCAACACCAAATGCTCTCACACTCACTGTGTCGTCTAATCTGTCTTTCAGTGTGCGTTGAATAGGTGATCCTGACGAAGCACCTGTTTGTACCACACTCTCGTCACCATAAATGTATTCGCTGCTGAGTTCAAATAAATTGTCGTGTTCAGTTAAAATTTTTGTATTGCCCACTGCAGGAGCGCCTTCTGACACAGAACCATTACCAATGTACAATGCTTGGGTATCCACTGCCCAACCAAATTCTCCACCCGCCAATTGAGGTATGCCTGAGCCTGCATTGGCTTGGCCTCTGCGTACTTGAATCCTACTGATTGATACAATTGCCACGTGTTTACTCCTAAAACTTGCTGATTGTTGCAAGTGTATTTATCGACTGAGAAGTGTATTATGCGGTGTGATTTGCTTGTTTTTTGAAGTATTGTTCCACACGATCCCACCACTGGTCTGCATATTTGGAATATTCCAAAGCAGTGATGTCAAACTGTTGGTATGTTAAATCTCTACTGCACATGAACACATGAGCTTCTTTGATCTGTGTGCCATACACTTTGTTGTGGGCTTCAGCATAGGCTGTGAGCTGTAAAAAATAATCAGTGATCCACTCTTTTTTCTTGGGTTTGTTGCTCTGTTTAAAATCTATGATGCAGGGTGCGCCTTTGTAAGTGCCCACACAATCTGTGGTGCCAGCATAAATTTGAGGATAGTAAAGACTCACTTCTGAACCCCATATTTCATCCACATGAATCAAAGCATTCTTGCCCACGGTCTGAGCCATTTGATGTGCTTGCTGTGCAAATGGATTTGAACCAGGTGCGCCCCAACTGCCTCGTTCAATATATTCTTCCAAATATTTGTGCATGCGAGTTCCAATGCCACTGGCTTCTTTGGTGATAATGTTGGCTTGTTCTTCACCCACTTTGCGACGCCATTCTATCAGATGTGATTTATCTTTGGTACTGTCCAATATGGTTGTGACTGATGGCAGTGATTCACCATTGGGACAACTGTATAATCTTTTGCCATCAACCAACACTCTTTTTAAATTTTCGTACTGATATCGTGGTTTAAGTAGTGTCATCGGAAATTTTATTCTTTTTTGTCCTGATCTGTGCCCACAAATTTGCTGAGATGGTTGAGTTCGTCCAACATCTCATTGGCACTAGGATAATCTATGGGATGACTGAAGTAAGGATCCACTGTGCTGTGTTCATCATCTTCTGCTTGAATTTTTTTGACCTCAGGCACATAATGAAACAAAATTTTTTCCACTCCATGCTGCAGAGTCATTTTGCTGCCGGCACAGCCTGAACATGCTCCACCCATCTGCAGTGTGAGTGTACCTGTGGCTTCATCAAAATTCATCACTCGCACAGCACCCCCATGGCTGCCCACTCCTGGCAACACATATTTTTCAATCACTGTGTGAATGTCAGACATAATGTCCAATTTAGTTCTTTGGGTCATTGTGTCAGTATACGATTTATGTGGGATTTTGTCAATCTTTTATTTGGATCGTTTTTTCAATGCCTGCTGTGCCATGCGATCCACAGCATTCTTTTTTGGTGTTTGAGGTGCAGTGCTTGGTTTGGTCACATCTGTTTTGAGTGTGATACCTTCTCGGTCAAAATTTTTGATGATGGATTTGAATTCTGCATCCGTGTCGTAGGCTTGCTTCACAGTGTCGAAACTGTATTGATCTCCTTGCACGTTTTGCATGATGCGATTCAATGCCACATAATTGATGTAGGCAGGTTGTTGCTGACTGTTGGCAGTGGCAATTAAATTTCTTAATACTTGAGTGATACGACTGTGATCAGTCTCGATGACTAAACCTTTTTTTTTCCGATGAAAGGTTTTGACAACATTTCTGCTAATTTTGGACTTCTTCTAATGATGGATTCTCTTTTTTTTCTGTCTGCAGGTTCTTCACCACCTGTGGCTGGTTCGCTGGCAGTGAAGTCATCTGCTGTGTCTGGTGTAACTTCTGGTTCTACTTCTGTTTCAAGATCTTCAATGTCATCTGTTGGAGCATCCGCGCCCAAGGTTGCCGGCGCTTCTTCGCCTGTCAGGACAGCTACGCCGCCTGTGAATGATTTTCTTGCAGTTTCCAATTGGCTGTATAATGTTTCTATTGCGGGTTTCATGGTTGCAATGAATTCTTCTGCTTTTTCAGAACCCATTTCGTTTCTGATCTCATCGCCTAGGTCAAGATTGACTTCAGTCTGCATTTTGGCTGTGTCTTCCAACCAACCAGTGATTTTGTCCACCATGCTGTTGGCAGCCATCACTATCTTGGCAGTGTCTTCTGCGCCTTCTTTGATGTCTTTTTTCTTCTTGTCTTTTTCTTTGTCTTGAATAGCTTTTTTCATAGGTTCTTTTTTGTCACCATCTTTGTCCATGTCTAAAAAATCTGGTTTAGCTTCGGCCACTGCTTCTGCTGGTTCTTTTATTTCTACTCCTGCTGCTGCCATAAATTTTGCATGATCAAAATTAGGATTGAAATGTTGGAATATGGCTGAATGATGTTTGGCGTATTCTGCTCTTTTGGTTGGGTCTTGAATATCTTTTAATGTGTCAGCCACATATTGAAAATGTTGACGTGTCATTGTTTCATCCACTGTGGTTTCACTTTCATTTTTTTCCACTGACTTGGCAATGTCGTGTGCTTTCTTAATGGTGGATTTTTTAAGTGGTGGAGTATCACCTGTGCTCTTCATGGCCTGTGCCATGCCGATTGCGTAAGGACTTTGTGCCTTCTCATCTGTCTGTGATAATTCCGTAATTCTTTGTTCGATCACTTTTAAAAACAATCTATTTTTTTGATAAGCTTCACTGGAATGTATAGCATCAAAGTTGGCTTGATTTTCAATCACCTGCAATTGATTGGCCAGTTTGTCACGAGCCGCAGTCAACTGTTCCACTGTGAATGATTCCAATTTAATTTTGGATCCAAACATCTGAGCCACCCTATCGTTAAGGTTTTCTGCTGTGGGAGTGCTTTTTAACTGTGTAAATTTCATTGATTGTTTCCTATATGAATTTATTTAGTCAAAGATATAAGGATCCAGTTCACTTCTCAGCGTGATCACATCATCCCAAGCCACATCATAGCGTATTTCTGCTGCGTATTTGCGATCTTCATCCTCACTCAAATATATGGTGTGTTTAAAATGCACGCAATCATTGTATTTTTGCTGTATTTGATTGTCAATTTTGAGTATTTGTGCAGTGTGATTCACAGTGCCTCGGGCATGACTTTTGGCAATGGCCATTGCCGCAGTTTTGCTGAAAGTGCAGGCCACTTGCTGATCCGTCAATACATTGATCACCAAAAATCCCTGTGGACTTTCACGCACCACCATGTGTTTGATTGTGACACTGTTGCCCTGCTGTATGGGCACACACAGTTTGTCTGTTTCTTTGTCTATCAGTTGGAGTATTTCTTTAGCGACTGTCTTGCGGTCTTTCATTGCTCACCACCAGTATTTGATTGTTTTTGACTATCTTGGTCACAATGCTCTTGCGGATCATGTTCTCTATGATGAACTGTTCTCGCTCTGTGAAACTTGCCAATGGTTGAGTGTGCTGCATGCGGTTCAGCAGTGCAGACTCTTCGTTGCTGACGTATATTTCAAAATCTGATATTAATTCGTTGATCTTCATCTGTTTGTCTGTTGTCCTCTGGATCTCTGCATGAGATTGTTGATCACCGGATCCAAATCTTTTTTCTTGGCAGTGAAAGCTCCTGGATTTTTGGGATCCTTGCTCTGCATTTTTACATCAGTAGGTCCCACTGACACAATCTCCATGTCTTGTTCTTTGCCAGGTGCTGTGGGTATGGGTAACTTTTCACCAGGTTTTAATAAATTTTTATTGGTGGCAGTGTTCATTTTGTTCACTGTGCTTTTCACAGTGGGGGTGCTTTTGATGGGTCCTTTGGGTAATACATTTTGTGGTATGGGTGCACCTGTGCGTATGTTGCTGGGTCCTAATTTTTTCAAAACCTTGTTCAAATAATCGTTGGGTGCAAATTCTTTCAATCTCATTTTCTTATGGGCTTTCTTTTGGTTGGTCTGGATGATTTGCGTGTTCTTGGTGCATTCAATCTTTTCACTCTGCGACTGGCTGTGGAACGTTTGGTTCTGCCAGCTTTGATGGCAATTTGTGATCCTCTGCGAGCCAAGGTTTTTCTAAAACTGATTGATTTTTGAATATTTTTAGGTTTGGTACAGGTGGCTGGATTGCCCACTATTCTGCCTTTGCGAATGCCTGCTGTGCAACGATAGCGACGGGCCATGCGACCGCCTTTGCGACCCCAGATGGGAGTGACTGCTTCAGTGATGATTTCAGCTATCTTCATTATAAACCAATGTTGTTGTGCTGTATTTAGTGGTGTTGGAGGATTAACCTGGGAATTTCATCAGCAGTGTGACGATGGTGCTGAGCAATCCAGTGACTATGGCACCAGTGGCACCTATGATCACTTTGATCATGCCTGAGTTGCCTTTGAGCATTTCCGAATGTAACCCAGCCACTTTTTCTTCAATAGCAGTGAGACGTGCTTCCAAAGCCTTATAACGCTCGGCGCAAAGGTCCACGTGTGCTTCTAAATTTTCTCTCTCTAATTCGCTCATGCAGATATTTATCTGCTATTCTGCTTTTTTAACTGTGCTGTTTTTATAAAACACTATGTTTGTGTTCTGAGGATCTTTGGTGATAAAAATGTTATTGTTGATATTGATACTTTCTTTGAGATTGGAGATCATAGGCACCATGTTGAAATCTTCCTGCAGTTGTTCCACAGTGATATAGTCTGGTTGATCTGTGTCAAACTCCATGAACCAAACCATCTGTTGGCCTTGATATCTGCTGCCAAATGCAAATTGTTTCACATCCTTGTGCAGAGCCACTGGACGACTGTGTATGTTCACATTGCTCCTCAGCATGAGACACTGTTCAAACACATTGTAGTTGGATTGCTGATCCACAGCACAGCGATCCTCACTCTTGTGGCGATGCTGATCAGTTTTGGTGATGTCTATGAGTGAATAAACTTGGTACATATCGTGGGTATTTAACAGTCAATAAAAAAGGGCGCCCAGTTTCCTGAACGCCCTTAGTGTGTAGATCCAATCACTTGGAGCTAGCTGTATTATGCATAGATTGCTAATACTGTAGTCGCTGCACCTGTTACACCGTAAGCATCTGATCCATCAGCTACGAAGGTGTCTGTACCTTGTACTGCGATTTGGATATTGTCAGTTGTGCCTGATGTGAACACGCCGCTTTCTGTCAAGCATGATACGCCAGCGATGGTAAAACCATCTTGAGCGATTGCTTTTAACACAGTGTCAACGTTAGCATTAGTCATATTGGTTAATGCTAGGTTTACGATTGTAGTTCTTCCACCAATACCGTTACCTACTTTAATCACGGGTTGGTTTGTATTTGTTACTGTAGCCATTGTTGTTCTCCTTTTATCATTGTTAATGGCCAAATCCACGCTCAGTGGATTGGTTATGAGTATTTATGGCATTTGATGCCAAAATTTAGTTTACAGTTAATTTTTGAGGTGTTTTAGTACTTGGCAGTGGGCGTGTAGGCAGTTTGACCTTTCATATAAGTGTCCACAAAAGTGCTCACATAATTCTTGGTGTCAGTCTGACTCAAAAACTTTTTGATGCCTGCACTGGTTTGAATGTCCTTGGTGAATTGTAATTTCGCAGCTGGTTTGATATTTTCTGCTGTGGCCAATGCTCTCAGTGCCTTTGCCTGTTGTGCTGTGATGGGGTGTTTTTCACCATCATCTGTGGTCACATGAGTGATGGGATTGGGATTGCCCCTGCTGTCCAACACTTTGCCCAACTGATTGAACATGGTGTCCTGTTTGAATTCTTTGTCCAGACCTGCATTGGGATCATCTGCTGGATCCATGATGTTGATCTTTTTAATGGGCATGAAATCTGTTGCTTTTACCATACTATCTATTTAGTTGAAAGTTCTGTCTGCTAAAGCCTGCACGGTTCACTAATTTGATTGGACCTTGAGCTGTCTGTATCACATAGCCCTCACCACCTGGCTGATCGTTTATGCTGGCAGTGACATCAGCACCTTGACTGTCCAGCTGACTGATCACTGCGTCTTTGGCTGCTTGTATGCCCACAAACACCTTCCATAGTGCATTGAATCCTTTGATTTCTTGTTTGATATAATCCACAATTTTGCCTTGTTTGTTGCGACTCACTGCACTGGTGGTTGTGAGCCACTTGACAAAATCTCGGCCCAAATCACTCTCACCTTTCAACACTTTACTGTTCACATAGGTGTACAGTATTTGTGCAAAGTCTGACACTTTCATAGCACTCAGCTTGTTGCGATCCAACACAGAATCAATATCTCGACTGTACTGATTTAACAACGTTTTGACCTGATCCAATTGAGTGTTGTCCACTGTAACTGGTTCACTCACAGTCACAGGCGGCATCACCAGCAAACGGCTGCCTCGGAATCCCAAATCTTCTGGCAATGGTTGAGTGACTCCTTGTTCATTGATCTTACTGTGAATCACAATGGCCACTTCACTGCGAGCAATCTTTTTGCCCAAAGCACTGTCGGCTGTCACACTGTAGGTCACCACATTGGGTTTGAATCGGTATCTGTTATCTTTCAATTCAGGCTGTTGAAAATACAATATGTCTGCTTTGTAATAACCTTCCAAATCTTCTGGAGTGGCTGACTCCACCACTGGAAACACTGATTTCATCTTGTCAGCAAAAATTTTATAATCCTCTGCCTTGCTCACATCTTTGGCACGATTTTGTATCATGGCACCTAAATCATCTGGATTGGTAGCTCTGCCATCATAACTTTTGGCCACAAATCCTGCTTTGTCTGTGAATATGAATTCGCCATTGGGATTTCTTCCAAAGATCACTCCCACAGCACCATCCCATTTGATTGAGACACTTTTTAAATTTTTATTGATGTTACTGAGTGCTGCCACTGCTTCACGAGCTCCTTGACTGCCATTCCACAGCACAAAGTCTTCCAAGTGATGTATTCTTGCATCTTCCAGCAATATATCACAACGTCCAGTGATTGTTTTGAATTCCACTAATTTCATCTGCCCACCACATTCATCATGTTTCTAAACCACACATTGCTGCCTTCCACTGTGTGTTCAGGCAATCGCTTTCCTGATTTGGCAAATGATTCCACAGCATCTGCCACTAATTTTTCATAATCAGATCTGCCACGAATGATTTTATGAATGCTTTCTACACTCGCTAAATCTTCAGCTGTGTGATCCACACCCAACAACAGTTGAGCAATTCTGTCAGGATCTTTGCTCACTGGCTGATTACTCTCACGATTGAGCAAACCATAGTTGTGACTCCAACGATATCCCAATGCTTTGGCAATGCTGGCCAACAATATATGACGATCCATGCCTTTGTATTCGCTGCCGGTCAAGCCACCTTGTAGACTGAATTTTTGCCATGTGGGTTCACCAAACATGAAATCTGTCTGCACAAAACCTTTTTTGACATCACCTGCGATGGGAGTTTTAAAATGCACTGAGATACCACTTTTGCGTACCCACTGTTTGGGATCTTGCTGTTGTGATTGTGCCCACTGTGATAATTTTAACACCAACTCGTCTTTGCTGATTTTTTTCTCATCCACACCCAGATCCAGATCACCGCTGGTGGGAGCCTTGCCTGTGGTGCCCAACATATTATCCTGCAAGGATAATCCTGTGATGCCTTCCAACCATTTCACTGTGGGAGCCACATCTGCTTGATTGATTCTGCCTGTGAGCAATTCTCCTTCAGCTCCTTTAAAAATGTTGCCACCTTCTTTCAGCATCATTAGTCACTCTCGCCTTCTTGGATCTTCTTCACTCCCATCTTGAATTTCTTGCTGTCGCCGTTTTTGATTGAGTTGATGAATCTTCGCTCCAACTCTTGAGCAGTTTCAGGATCATACTTCTCATTGATCATTTGAAAAAAATTGATAGCACTCTCAATGATGTTGCTGCCTTTGGCTTCCACGATGTGATCCAGGTCTTTGGATCTGTACAAGTGGTTCAATTCCTGCAGAATAGATCTAGTCTGTTTTTTCATATGATGCTTTCAAGGTATTTACCGTTAAAACCTATCAAAAACAGTGTATGTTTAATTGTAACAGGCTGCAAGGGGTGTGTCAAGCGGTAATACACCGCGAATTATATGGGATTTTAAGTGAGTTGGGCCAATATGCTCACACAAGCCACCAAGGCTGCTTTGACTTCCATCTCTGTGGCTTCTGCATCCAGCTGATCTGTGCGTATGAGATCCTGCATCAGCTCTTGATATTCAGAATCTGTGATCTCCCCCTGTTCGCGGAATTGCACCAATTGTAAGGCAGTGCGAGCACGCTGTTCTGCCCAAGCGTGTCCACAACCAGTGAGTTCTTTCAGTTTTTCAATGTGTTCCATAGTTTAAAATCTCGCCAAAACTGCCTGAGCTGCCATGCGGCTCTGAGTATCCAGCAGTTGTTTTTTGGTTTCGCAGTAGGCTTTGGATCCTTGTGTGCCACGGCTGCGAACAACAAAATCCTCCACAGTGGCCTGCATGGGTTGGATCAGTTGCAACACATCTTTCTGCAGATAACCTTTGCTTTCACTGTACAATTGAAACCATTCCAGCTGATGCTGTATTTTTTGAGCCTGTGGCAAGTGTGGTTCCGCACAGTTGATGTGACGCACTGTTTGACGCACATCTATGATTGCTCTGGATTGATTGTCGTCCCAGAAGCTGGGCAGCATGCCTGCACATCCACTGATACCCACCAACAATAACACTGCAAATATTCTATTCATTATGTGCTGTTATTTATATATAAAGTGATTTTGGTCAAATTTTATGTTGCAACGCACAATTTTTTCTCTTGACTTTGATAAATAGCAGTGTTATATTATTGAAGTTACAATAGTGTAACACAGACACAAACACACACAAAAGGAGAATAAAATGTCTAACACAACAAGAAACGGCTACGAAATACGTGCCGACCTATTAGGACTTGCGAAACAAATCGCTGAGTTCAACTACACAATCAAACAACAAGAGTATGAGTACAGCCTAAGAAAAGAAGGCGATCAAGTGGTTGCTGAATTCAAAGCACCTACAATTGCCGCTGAAGACATCATTGCCACAGCTCAAAAGTTCAATGAGTTTGTGACCAATGGTCAATCATATGCTGAAAACACTCAGGTGTTGATGGAAGGTATGAAAAAGTTCAATGCAAAAGTGCAAGAATCTTTCAAACCTGAAGCCATCCTTAACAATGTGAAAGAATTTCAATCTAATGTAGAGAAATTCACCAAAGCATTTGTTAATGGTGTTGAGAAGAAGTAGTTTTTAATTTACAAAACTAATCATAACGGTTGTGGCAGACATCAGCAGTGTCTTTTGTCTGCCGTGACCCATATAATAAAAGTAAAATATGTTACCTTATAACATTTGTGAAAATCGTTGGTTGAGCAGCACCAAGAAGAAGGTCAAATCACACTGGCTGGAATATGAACCAGTGTATGCAGTGCTGGTAGGCATCTGCGGAGTTGCACTTTTTGCGTTGGCCGTGGTGACTGCAATCTCCAGTTTTTTACCTTAGTCTAATATTTTTAGTGCAGAGTTGAATCTGCTTTGGGTGGGTTCACGCTTGTGTGGCCCGTGAGGCTGTCTATTCTAGCTCGGAAGTATTCTTGCACAATGCGATATTTCAGTATCTTGGTTTGATTTTCTTCACTCAGTCCTTCATCATCCAATTCGTCTATGGCCATTTGAAGGTTATCAATCTCTTCTTGAAACAGTTCTTCCAATGTGAGTTGTTCGTATAAATGACTGTCATCCATCAAATTATTTATGGAGTCACTCATTATTGTTGAGAATTGAGTTGGTTTTTGATGTGCAGTTGAGTGACTTGATCATAGCCAAACTTGCCAAATGCAAACAGATTGAACGCCACAGCATATCGTTCCTGATCACTGCGGCTGGGATATACTGAATGCTGCAGAGTGCTGGGAAACAGTATCAATAGATTGTCTCGGGGTCGCACTGCCCAACCTTCTGTGTTGAATGAATTATTTTGACGAAAAGGTATGTCCACTGTGGGTGTGAATAAATTGTAGTGTGCTTTGTCTTTGGCAAACAATATGTCACCACTGAGATCATCAGTCTGTATATACAACACTCCGCTCAGTATGGAATTGGCATGCCCATGAGCACCTGATTCATCTCCTTTGACATGTTTCACTGCCCAGCTGTTGGTCATTTGAAAATCTGCTGTGGGTGCTACCTCCAACACTTCATATATGTAATGTTTGCAGGCAGACATAATGTTTTGTTTCAACTCTGTCAATGGAGGCATATCCAAAAGAAATTTGTTGGGAGTGCCAAAACCATTGTCCACTGGAAATCTTGTGTATTCAGTATTTTTTATAAATTCTTTTGCACCAGCGGGCACATCAATCATGGCCTCCAGCAATGGTGTGGCAAACAATGGAGTGATACGGAATTGATTGGGATTCATTTTTTATTTTTTTTATTGCGAATGTTTTTGAATTTTATGTTGGAATTATAAGACACATACCAAGACCAATCGCACAAGTTGAAATTGAATTTTTTAAAAGCGTTGTTGAAATACTTTAATAGACGTTTCATTTGAAATATTTAGTGAACCCTGTGGTGAGTCCTTTGACCAATTGAGTGATCATGTCAGCTGTGTGATTGGGAGTGGGTGCTATTCTTAATCTTTCGGTACCTTCAGGCACAGTAGGATAATTGATGGGCTGTATGTAAGAATCATGTTCATACAGCAGATGATCGCTGATGCTTTTGCAAATTTTTGGATCTCGCACCATGACCGGTACAATATGAGTGTGATTTTCCATAATTTCAATTTTGGCATCACGCAGTGCTTGTTTGGTCTGCGCCACTATGCGTTGATGATTTTCTCTCATCACTTGTCCTGTTTCATCTCTTAAAAATTTAATACTGGCAGTGGCACCTGCACACACCACTGGTGGCAGCGAAGTGGTAAAAATAAATCCTGAACTCACTGATCTCACAGCATCAATCAATTCCGCAGCGGCAGCAATGTATCCACCATGACAACCAAAGGCTTTGCCCAATGTGCCATTGATGATGTCTACTCTAGATTCCAATCCCAACTGTTGCACCATGCCACCACCTTGCTCACCGTACAAACCCACGGCATGCACTTCATCTATGTAAGTTATGGCGTGGTATTTGTCGGCGAGGTCGCAAATTTCAGAAATCAAACCCACGCTCCCATCCATGCTATACACGGACTCAAAAATAATGCAGGGAGTTCCTTTGACAGCCATCAGTTTGCTTTCCAGATCCTTCATATCATTATGTCGGAACACATGCTTCACAGCACCACTGTGTCTAATACCTTGAATTAGACTGGCGTGATTTTTATCATCACTTACGTATTCAACATCCGGAATGATTTTTTTCAAAGCGATCAACGTCCATTCATTTGCGACATAGGCAGACGTGTACAGTAACGCGGCTGGTTTGTTGTGCAACACAGCCAACTCTTGCTCCAATGCTATGTGATAATGTGTGGTGCCTGAAATGTTTCTAGTGCCACCTGATCCTGCGCCCACATGATCCAATGCCGTACGCATGGCATCCAACACAACTTTATGTTGGCCCATGCCAAGATAATCATTGGAACACCAATTGATAACTTTTTTTATGTTGTACTTGGAATGCCATATGGAGTTGGGAAAACTGCCCCTTTCTCTCAGTATGTCATTGAACACACGATAATTGCCGGATTCTTTCAGTTGATCCGTGATACGTGTGAACTTGTCAATTGGCAGCATACAAGTATTTATGGTTGGGGTTAGTTGAAGAATTTATCTATGGTTTGCTGACTGACCTGATCCACGGCCTGCTGCCATTGGCGAGCCCATTTGGGTTCCAAAATTAGATCCTTGGAAGCATTGTCCAAAATCATCCAATACTTGCGTTTGATTTCGTTCTCCAGCTGATCTGGAGTCCACAAGGATATGCCACAGATCATTCTCCAACTTTTGGGTCTATCACCCAGATAAAATTTGTCCATCATAATGTGATCTGAAGTGATGCTGAAACCATTGCCCAAACGCATGGTGTTGTTGCTTTTCCATTCTTCTGAATGCAACAGAATCACATGATCATGATTCACAGGTCCGCCCATGAACAGTTTGTCTTTGCGGAAATCGGTGGTTTTGAAACCTTTGATGCGAAACACTTCATGCACAGTGGTAATATTGGGTTTGTTCAATATCACTCCAGCCACGTGCTGTAGGCTTTCTTCATAGATCAATATCACTGATTTGTCAAAAGTGGCATCAGTGCCCATCACAGGTGTGCTGACTAATATTTTATTGAGAAATCTTATCATTTGCTGTACAGGGGCAGTGGTCCTCCATAAGGCTTGCCTTTGATTATTTTGTTTTTGACTTTGACTCGCTTGCGACCTATTTTGAAACTCTTCTCACCTTCTCTGGGTCTCAATCCTTGACTCTTGCAAGATGCCAATTGACTGGCTCCCAGTTCTGAATTGCTTTTGCGACTGCGACACAGAGCCTTGGTGGCTTTCACTTCGTATTGTAATCCAGTGATGATTTCTGCAATCTTCATAAAAATATTTAGCGATATTTGTCGGCTGCCACACTACTTACAGTGGGTTGATCGGGTAGCAATTTAAAAGTGAGCACTTTACGACTGCCGCGTGTGGTACCAATGGTGATGTCACCGCTGCTGTGTTGTTCTATTTTGGTTATGGTGGCCACGTGATTGCCCAATTGAATCTGTTGGCCCACTGCTAAATCGATGGAAATTTTTCTGCAATTCATGGAAGATCTCCCACTGTGGTTGGTATGAGTATTTAAACCTAAAACTCAAAAACACACATAAATACATTTGAACGGAAAAAATCAATGAAAATACGCGAATTATTAGGTCAAGGTCAATGGAAATTACAGCAGGCACAGCTGAAGAATCCTGCTGCAGATGCTAACCATTTTGTACAGATCAAGGATTTGGTGCATGAACCCACCAAGGGTTATGTGAATCAACCCAATGAAAAATATGCAGATTTGGACGCAGTCACAGCCCAAGCAGGTGGTGGAGTGAATGGTCCCAAACATCCAGCAGACATCAGAGTGGATCATCAGACAGCCACACCGCATCTGATCACTCAACCCATGCAGAATTCAGTCACACACAAGCATCAATTGCATCAGGACTTTATCAACTACATGAACAGGAATCAGTAACATGGCCACCATATATTACATAGGACTGACTTCCAAAAAAGATTCAGTCACCATCAATCTCACTGATACCATTGGTGATTTGATTGTGGCCATAGCAGCTGACGAAGGATTGCCCACACAGTATTATTCCGTGTCTTTGGAAGGATCACCTGACAAGAGTGACCGTTATTATGATGACAGCACCACCACACTCACAGCACTGGGAGTTGTGGATGGCAATGTGTTCATATGCACTCCCAACCAATCAGGCACCAAACAAGATAGACAGATTCAAAAGTTAGAAATTGCTGCAGCAACACGCACAGCAGACGGCAATGTGAGAAACGTTTACGATATCACTCGACTGCCAGACACCTACAACGGCAATGTGCCAGGCGCTGATGACAATGCCAATGTGGGCGGATTGTTACAAGGTCGTCCTTGGACATCCTATGAGGCTGGACTGTACAAAACCACTTACACAGGCTACTTTGCTGATGTTCCTACATGGTTTGCCACAGCCACTCCTACCACAGCTGGTGCGAATCCAGCCACATCTGTGCAAACCACAGTGATTGAAGAACCAGGTTCAGATGATGGTGAAAGTTTCAGTGTGCAATGGTTGGGCTACTTCAAACCCACCACCACTGAGACCCATACATTCTTCCTCAACAGCGATGATGCCAGTTACATGTGGATTGGCGCTACTGCTGTGACAGGATTCACTACAGGCAATGCACTGATCAACAACGGTGGCGGACACGCCCCTCAAGAAGTCAGTGGCAGCATTGCGCTCACTGCTGGCCAGTATTATCCTGTAAGGATCCAGTTTGGAGAACAGGGTGGAGGTGATTTATTAGAATTCAATTATTCAACGCCCACCATTGTGAAAACCACCACCGTGACCGGCAAGGTGTTCTACAACTCAGCCACCAACGGATTCTAAATATTACCATAAATATACACACAAATTATCAATAAAAATTGTGTATAATCTATGGGCATACTGAATCCTAACAGCACCAATTACGTTCATCCTGCAGAACCCAACCTGAGTGATCTGCACTGTGCCATGCGTTACAATGCTGCTGGTGAACCAGTTCTACGAGTTGACATCGGCAGTGACATTAACATCAACGGTGATGTTAACATTCCTGGTACCGTTACAGTTAACTCAACTCCAGAAGATCCCGTTCACACGCACATTACAGAAGTAGGTACCAGCGGTATACTTGCTGTACCTTATCTGCCAATAGGCGGAACTGTTAGCATTGGCTCAGACGGCACAGTTAGTTTATCAGCAAATACATTATCAGCATTAGAGAACATCAGTGCTACGGTATCAGGTACAGTAGAACTGGGTGCTACTACATTATCAGCATTAGAGAATATAGGAGTTACTGGTACATTCTGGCAAGCAACACAACCAGTATCAATCGCTACAATGCCTACTACTCCTGTTACAGGTACATTCTGGCAAGCAACACAGCCTGTTAGCGGTACTGTAACAATACAGGATGGTGGCAATACTATTACAGTAGACGGTTCAGTATCAGCAACAGTTAGCGGTACTGTAGAACTAGGTGCTACCACATTGTCAGCATTGGAAACTACCACAGCCAATCAAGGCACAGGCGGTGCCAGTGCTTGGAGAATATCTGCCAACAACACTGACAACTCTAGCGGCAATCCAATTTATGTCAGTGCTGCTATTACAGGCACAGTAACTTCTACTGTGGTTGATAGTGCTGCCGATGCATTTGGTAGGATGAGAGTAAGCGAATCGTTTACACTAGGCGACTATAAACACACCTACGGCATCGATCCTAACTTCAGAGACACATATACCAATGGTGGTACAGTTACTCATACAACTAATCAAGCTGCAGCAAGATTAGCTACCAGTAATAATTCCAGCAGTCGTGCCATTCATCAGACTAAAATGTATCACAACTACATGCCTGGCAAAAGCCAACTGATTAAAAGCACCATAAACTTTTACAGTGCCACTGCCAATGTTACCAAACGCACTGGTTACTTTGACGATTTGAATGGTATTTACTTTGAACAAATTGGTACTGGTGAATTGGCTTTTGTGATTAGAACTGATACTACTGGAACAGCCAGTGATGCTCGTAGAGCAATTCAATCCACATGGAACAAAGACAAGTGTGATGGCACAGGAGCCAGTGGGTTTAATCTAGACATTACCAAAACACAGATTTTCTGGATAGACTTTCAGTGGCTTGGTGTAGGTCGTGTTCGTTGTGGATTTGTTCATGACGGACAAATGATCGTCGCACATGAGTTTTATAACAGCAACAATCTACCTGTAGTTTATATGAGCAATCCGAACTTACCTGTTCGTTGTGAAATTTTAAATACAGGTGCTACCGCAGGAGCATACTTTGATCAAATTTGTTCTACAGTGGTGTCTGAAGGTGGCTACGTAGAGTCGGGCATTGATTTCAGTATAGACACAGGGCAGACTTCGCAGAGCATCACAGTGGCCAATGGCATGTATCCTATTGTGGCCATCAGATTGAAAAATACCTTTAGAGGTTATCCCAACAGAGTTGTGGTGCGTTCAGGAAATGTTAATGTTTATGCTGAAGAATATCCAGCATACTGGGCAATATATAAACTAGATGCTCTTGCTAATATTACACTATCCAGCCCAACTTGGACTTCAGCTGATGCAGACTCAGCAGTAGAATATAGTTTGAATGCAACTGCATTTACAGGTGGTGATAGAATTGATGGTGGTATTGTTGGCACGACAAGTCCAGGTGGTTCAGCCAAAGGCACAGGAACTGCACCTGTAAACCAACCTAGTAATGCCAAAAAGAATTTTATTGCGCAAAATCAAGACAGCACCGACAGCGAAATTTATGTAGTCTGCGGTAAAGCCATTGGTGGAACTTCCAAACTTTGGGTAGACTTTCAATGGAGGGAAATATACTAAAGTGACAATTCTTGGAAACCAGACTCTCTGTCTAGGTATTTGTAATCAATTTTAATCACGTCAAACTGCTCAATGGCATCCAACACAGTTTTGGGGTCAAAAGCACCACAGGTGTACACATCCAACTGCATCAAGCCTGGAGAACATTCATCCCAGCAGTGCATCACAATGTGTGAAGTTTCAATGATGGCAGCCACAGTTAATCCTCTGTTGCCTGGCACATCCAAGTACTTGGCAATGGGGCCTATTAGGATTTTCATGTTGATGTCTTTCACTAGATTTTTAAGCCACTCGGTGGCCTGGAGTTCATCCTTCAAAGGATTTTTTACTTCTGCTCTGATCAGTATGTGTTTGTGTTGTAACAATTCACTCATGAATTTATTTATAAAATACTTATAAAAAGTGGTCCTTCCAGTGAGTATGAATGTGAATTATTTTTATGAGTTAAAAACTGAAAAATTTTTCTTAAAAACATTTTTTTCTTCAGCATAAAGCAAAAACTGTTCTGTGTCAATACATCTTTGCACTTGACTTTGTGGATAATTTCTTATAATATGTGTCATATGAACCGTATGAAGCAGATTTTTTTACTACTTGTGATTGTGTTTGCCTTGAACGCCTGCTCAGGCACCATCAAAGGCTCCATCAATCAGCATGAATGGCTTCAAACCGGAGTGAAAAAAGGTGATAGACCCGGAGATGTGTGTGTGATCTGTGGAGAAGATTGGATCATGGTGCCCAACGAACCTTTTGCGGCACAGCGTCAAGCTCATAGAGCAGGATTTAGATGGGACGGAAACACAGCTCCGATCTATTAAATCAAAAAACTCTTCAAAATCAAACACTTGCCAAAATTGTGTGAGAAGTCCATTGACTTTTGGTGTCAAATCACATATTATAAGTGTACAAACCAAACAGGCACACATATATGATTGATAATAAAATTGAAACCATGCCCGAGCACATCAAGCAACGCATCGCAGAATTGACCAGACAGAAAATTATGTTGGAAGATCAGATCGAGCAAACCAACAGTTTTACCAAAAGAAGCATGTTAG